AACTCTTTTAAAGCTTCCCCCACTTGTGCAGGACTAGTAATTAAAAACTCGTGTCCTACGATTGCAAAGATACGGTTTTTAATCTGATCTTGCCTCTGTAAAATTTTCTCCGCCGACTGTATCGCATACTGACTATCAACAGATGTCCCACGCTTCTCCATTGCATATAATACATGAGTAAGTTCTTTTTCCAGTTCAAAAATCTTCGTTTGATTAGTGCGTTCGAGTTCTTTAATACGATCTTGATATAATTTCCACGTATACTCGACATCTTTCTCACAATAAGGGCCTAGAATAGTTGGCGGTGCTTGGGAAAAATCTTTGTTCCATTTGTTCTTGCGGAGTATTTTCTTCGTTGTTATATCATACTCTGCCGCTTCTTCGCCGTAACTTCGTTTAATCGTAGCAGTAAGAGAAAATTCTCTAACGTCTGCGGGTTCTGTAAGCCGTACTAATACAATTACATCAAGAAGTTCTTTGTCAGATACGACAAGGCCCTCCTTCTCTAAAAAATGTAAATCAAATTTTATATTGTATCCTATAAGCGTAGAACGTTCGTTCATGACTTCCATTAATTGAAACAATTGTGGGGGATGTAAATTCACGGCTTCGAGGGAAGGGTAGTGCCTAAACGGAAAATAGTATGTATCCCCCGTTTCGACAGCTACCCCAATCCCACAAATTTGATTCTTACCATACCAATCTAAACCGTTAGTTTCTACGTCAACAACCCAAGTTGAGTAGGCTTTCAAATCTGAAATAACCGACTCATATGTATCTGGGGTAACTAGCATTTAGTTAAAGAGGTCGTCATCCAACAATGTTGTTTCATCTGTCTCTAACGACACACCTTCACTAGATGGGATTGTTTGATTTACCTGACCATAACGATCTTTATAGTAGTCTTTAATCCCCGCAAGTTCAGAGATAGCGGATATTTTCTCAGCAGGTACATCAGTATTTCTAGCTGTAGCTGTCACGGTGTATGATGTATCGTACATTCCTGTGCCGGTACGCTTCACCCTAACAACGCCCTTGTTCAATGCTCCCCAATCATTATAGACATCTACAAGTTGGTTCCAAATGTAATTACTGCGACCAAAACCTAACGGAATTACTCTAAAATCATTAACATGTTGAACGAACATTTTCTTACCTTGAGGGCCTTCAACTTCTTCCCAATCATCGAACCGTTTCTCAGTGTGCATAACATCGTGGACATATGCCCAAAATGCAAACTTATGAGATGCCCTTATATTATCGGGAACATCTGATGCATCTACGTCGTCATCTTTTAGGAGATTAATCCAACGGTTCCCAGATCGGTACGTGTAGAGATGCACCTCATCTAAAAGAAGATCATTTTCCTCACCCGTAGCTACCGGGGTAAGGAAAGCTTGGTCACCATCTTTGAAAAAGATTTCCTGACCAGCGGTTTGTGATTGAGGGTTCGTTCGTTCGTCAACCCTGTTTTGTATAGCGGATATACCACCCATATTTACACTCCTTTAGTCTTTACCAAAAGACCCTATTATCAATTACTTGTTTAAGTAATGTTTGTTGACGTATCTCTTGTACGTCTTTTACCCGTTCGGGTAACTCTATCCATGATACCACACAACTATCTCTCATGCAACTATTAATTTTATTGATTGCTGTTTGACCGGCATCATCATTATCTAAGCATAACACAATTTCTTCGGGTCGTAATGCTTTTAACCTATCTTGTTGTGCGTAAGAAAAAGAAGCACCCAATAAGGCAACACTTGTGTATCCGTTCTGGTTTAACCACATAGTATCTAAGGCCCCCTCTGTAATACAGATGGTCTGCGTCGATTGTATCTTATGTTCCCCAAATAAAAGTTTAGACTTTCTCAAACCCTTAGAATACATATACTTGGGAGTTGCATCAATCCTACGTTCCATCCACCCCACCAAGCGTTGTTTGGCATCATAAACGGGGATAATTAAATCCCCGTATTCATTCATGCCGCAATCCCAATCTTTTAGAGTTTTACGAGAAAACCCCCTATCAAAAATCCACTCAGGAACTATCTGACGCTTACCGGGGTATTCAACTTCACTAAGTTCGTCCTCACTTGGAAATTCGTTCTCAAAGAAATCAAAATCAAATTCAACCGCATTATTTGCAATGTCCCGTTGTATATTTTCTATACCTTGACCTGTAAACTTTGAAAGAAGAGTTACTAAAGAACCCTGCCCACACCCTGCAAAACATATCCATTTACCTATCGTTACATTAATTGAACAAGAGGGTAATTCATCTATATGAAAGGGGCAAGAAATATTAAATTGGTCACGTTCTAACGGAACATCTATCCCTGCATCCAATAATAAACTAGCCCAATTAACCACTAAGACAAACTTTCTCGCTTTACCTTCGAGGCACGTAGAAACAATACAATATCACTACTGTAACCATTAGTATCTACTACCCGCCCACGCTTTATATCCCCAATAGTAATGGCTACTTTTGGTTTCCCCGGCCCTTTAGACGTACCCTGTTTTACAACAATACTATCTGAATTTTTAAATATATCAAACAATCCCATTATTATTACTCCTTATTAAAAGTCATCATCTTCACCAACAAGTTCAAACTCATTATCTTCATACATAATACCACAATCTACGTCCCAACGCAAGTAGTATTCTTCGGACGGTAACACACCGTCTCGATACTTTTGAATCTGTATCATACGAATATCATCATGATCCTCAACTAAACACATTGCCAACGCCACATCAGCGGCTCGTATAAGGGCATCCCCAAAGGCTACTTGGTCGGCTCTGGGTGGTTCAAACATATTGGCGGCTTCTCTCGTGGCTTGTGTGGAGACCCAAATAGCTGTATTCGTGGCAACGCAAAGATTTTTCATCCCATAGAAAAGGGCGTGTGATTGTTCCCACATAGCTTTTTTGCTATCTCCTGAAGAAATTAAATAGATACCATCTAAAACTACAAAGTCGGGGGCGTGTTTTCGTATTAATCTAGCAATGCTTGCTATCGAAATCGTCGCTTCTCCTTCTATATGGTCACATACTAACAATGAACGCCCATTTAATTCTTTTAGGAACTTCATATACTGGTCTTCGTCGATAGGGTCTCCAGTACGTAACGCTTTATGCGAAAACTTATAACCCATTTTATTAGCCAATACTACATCTGCCCTAAGACTAATAGACGCAACAGGCATTTCTGTAGAAACCAACAACGTTTTATAACCACTCATAACAGCGGTGGCAGCGGCTTCTACGCACATCCATGTTTTACCCACCGTAGGTCTAGCGAACATCGCAATCAACTCTCCGGGCATCCATCCTACTCCCGTATTATTGAACGATGTAAAGGGTGTGGGAATACCCATAATACCATCGCCCATTTGACGACGCTTGGTTCGTTCTTTCCATTCTTCTAATCTAGCAGGAGTTCCATCATTGTATATGGATACATCCTCGTCAGTTTCTATTTCAACGTCTCCCAACGTAGAAATAATTGAAGAAAGGGCTTTTGATGGGTTATCTTTTAATAATTCTTTCTGAGATTGAATTGCGTTGACAATTTTCCTATAAACTACTTGATCTTTAAATTGATCCACAGCGTAGTCATAATTTAACGTTTGTGCTGATGTATCTAACGTTGGGTAATTTTCTGCCAAAGTAGAAATGGAGGGAGTCTCTTTATATTGATCTACATAATTAATAATAAATGTATGTACTTCTCCATGCTTTGCGAAATCTTTACCAGTGTATCTAAAGTTTTTAAAGTTTATGGGGTCTACCAGATTAAATAAAACACCGGATTCAATATATTCAAAACTCTGCATTACTACCTCGCTATATATATCACTCGTGGGCCATGACCATGAATATAGCATACCACACCATCTACCGCTTTGTCATCAGCAATTTTCTTAGCTTCTGGAAAAGAGGAGAAAGTTCCTTCTATCCATACCTCTTGATTATAACTAAATCCAACCCTAGCAATAGATATCACTCGATATTGTCCATCAGGAGCGGTACGTCCGGTTAGGTCGCTGACAAGCAACTGTTTTCTTTTAGGTGGGGTAAATTTAGAAAATCCCCCTTTTCTATTAGTTCTCTTTGGCATTTGACCACTCCAATAACTTTGTTTCAATTTTCTT